AAACTGGGAGAAGTTGGGAGAAAGTGGGAAAGTGTCACTGACCCCAGCCCGATTCAACGGACTGTGTCAGTGCGCAGCACCATGTGCTCTGCCGTGCATCTGCCGTGCCGATGTGCCATCATGCGACCCGATAGATTAAAGAGTTTAAAGTCTGGCATGGGATTCAGACTCCCCACGGTTACGCACTGGCGATAGCCACCGCGCACCGCATGGGGGAAGTAACATTAGCAGCTTGCCTGTGATCGTTCGTCCACGTTACTGTCAGCTCTCATTCCGCTGGTGTTGTAAACCAGAGTCTCGAACCTAAGTTCGTCGCTAGTGTCGTGGGCTTATCAGGTGTTAAACCAACTGCCATTCTACTAACTATCCTGCGGCTATCCTGCTGACTGTCAAATGCTTCACATGATCATGTGAAGGACTTGCCTAGTGTGTGTGAAAGAAGTTGCTTGCTTGTTCGACCTCGCTCGCGCCTTCGCACGTACTTGATCGTGAACTCCCGATCACCTCCTTGCCTGCCTGTCGCGTTGCACTCCCGATGCAACTATATATTAAGATCAGCATATATCATAACACATGGGCACAGGATGTCAATAACATATGCCCCCCTTTGCCTACTACTTTGCTCGTGCTTTTGTCAGTCATTTATTCCCGATAGTGATCGACAACGTAGGTTGTCATTCATTGGTGACCGTCAACGCCCGATGCTCGTGGCCCACTCCCGATGCCTGTTCCTTTCACCATCCATCACAGATATTTATATCTAAACTACCTGAGGCAATCTAGGTTGTGAAAATATTGCGGGGGTTTTATATCAGGGCACAAAAAAACCCCGCACGTTTTACCGTGCGGGGTTGTGTTTATTTAGCTTTTCAATGTTGGCAATGCTTTTCGGATTGCACTGGATTTTGCACGTCCTAGGGCAAAATCGGCAAGCCGTGAATCATCGGCAAGCAGTTGCGCGATGCGGTTATCTTCACTGCCCGTTAAGCCCTTGCTGACTTTAGCAGCAGAGGCAAGGCATTTAATAACGGCAAGCGGTTTCACTTTTCCAACCTTAGACTTTATAAGGTTGTTAATATGATCGGTTGCACGTTTCACAAGGGCGGCGCGTTTGCGCTTGCCTGCAAAATCATCGGCAAGCTCTGTTTTGAACTTGCGGTATGCGTTTGCGATTGCCTTGTTTCCGTTTGTTAGCATTTTTGTAACGCGGGAAACAATGAGCGCAGCACTTGCGGCATTGCTTGCCGCTTTTGCGTCGGCGTAGTCAACGTTAGTGTAAAGCTTTTCAAGCTCTTCTGCTAACGTGCACTCGTTGCCCTTGTAAACGTAGCAATGCTTGAATACCTTTTTCATCATGTCAGCGTAGGAATCGCTAACATTGATTGCGGGGTATTCTGCGAATTGATCTCCAGTTGCTAGGTTATTAATAACGCGGAGCCATTTAATAGTAGTCCACGCAAGAACTTCCTGTCCTTTGATCAATGCGCTACGTTGCACCGTATCGCGTTTGCGGGAAAATTGAATCCCTAAGGATTCTGCGGACTGTTGCTTTCCAGTTGCATCGGTTGCGGATGCAACCAACTTTTCCTTTTCAGCATCGGTCCACGTTCCCCGCACGTTTACAAGCTTTTGACGCAAGGTTGATTTTTCATCAGCCGTGAATTTGAGCTTTTGCATTGATTCAATTATAAAAGCTAGGGTATTACCTAGGCTTATAACTGCGCCAACGTAAACGTGAAAAGCGGCGTTTGCTTTTGCCGCTAGGTTGTCGCCTTTCAACGCTTTTTTGCATTCTGCGTTGAGTTGCACACTAATATTTTTCTCTGATTTTTTCATAATGTTTATATATGTTAGTTTGTTGTGGTTGTAGGGTGGTGAAATTCCCTTGCGGGTTTCTGTTTCATCTCTGGAGTCCGGCGGGTTTTCCGCACCTCACTTGTGAGACTACTTCACACTATGCATATCATAGCAATATACCAGCAAAAGGCAAACTATACTTTACCCTTTACAGGATTAAATTTCTTGAGCTATTTTGCGTCTAACGTTCACATGATCATGTGAAGGGGAAGGGGAATATTTTAATGGCTACTATCAATAAGAAAACAAAACTTACTAAGCCAATGCTTGAAAAACTCACACAAGCACTGGAGCAGGGCTGCAGTGTGAAGGGTGCGTGCGGGTTGGTAGGTATATCGCATAAAAGAATATTAACTATACTAGATGCGGGAGGGAAGGAGAGTGATAGGTTAAACGCTACTATAAATAACGCTCAATCAATAGCAGAGCTTAACCTATGTAGCAAGGTCATGACGGATGGCAACGCACGAGACGCGCTTGCTATGTTAACAGCAAGATTTGATAGTTGGGACAAAAAGACTGGTAATAAATACAACGATAACAATATCAAAGCTGAGGCATTGCTTGCCCGCCTAGCCAACGTGCCCGAGCAGATCAAGAAGCGTAACTGATGACCACCCACCACCACCACCCCCCATCGAGCGGAGCCTACAACTCCCCCCCCTTTCGGAAATGACGCTATTTTCTACACTGTATATCACCCGTGAAACCCCTTAAAAAGCAACCTCCTCTCAAGCGCACAGGTCCTAGGAAGAAGAAGGGCAAGATGGACGTAGTATTGCCTCAGAAGGCTTTGAAGCATAAGAGTGCTGGAAGCATCCACACACCGGATCAAAAGCGTTCTCTGAGGGTCCTCGAGCGATTAGAGGCCGATCAGGAGCAAGTGGAGACTGCCAGTCTACTGCAGAATTTCCCGGAGATGGTTTTAGGCATACATCCGTACGACTGGCAGAAGGAGGTATTAGAGGCATTGAACCCTAAGGAGTCGAGGGTTGCATTGAAGGCAGCTAATGGAAGTGGGAAGACGAGCATAATAGCTGCGTGCGCGGTGCTATGGCATATGGTTAGATTTCCTGAGAGTCTGGTGGTTACGACTGCTGGAGTGTGGCGACAGGTGGAGGGCCAATTGTGGCCGATGTTAAGGAGGTATGTAGGTGATCTGGGAGGTGGTTGGAGGACTACGAGTAATGAGTTGGAGTACAAGAATGGTGCACGGGCCATAGGGTTCTCTACCAATGAAGAGGGTAAGTTTGAGGGTTGGCACAGGCAGGGCCCTACAGAGAATTTGATGATGATAGTTGATGAGGCTAAGACTGTTCCGGATTGCATCTTTGATGCTATTGCCAGATGTCAGCCCAGCAGGTTGCTGGTGATGAGTTCTCCCGGCGCATCTGCTGGAGCCTTTTATGAGTCGTTCACTAAGCAGAGAAAGTCGTGGGATAACTTTACTGTTACTGCGTTTCAATGTCCGCATATCACTCAGCAATGGATAGACGATCAGGTGGAGATATATGGGGAAGAGTCTCCGCTTATAAGGTCGATGATTTACGGTGAGTTCTATGATGACAGTGGTGACGGGCTGGTTGTTTCATTGAAGTCGCTGGAGGGGTGTTTACAGAATCCTCCTAGGAGAGAGAGTGGTTCGAGGGTTGCCTTTGTTGACTTTGCCGCAGGTGGGGACGAGTGTGTGTTTGCATTGAGAGAGGGGAATAAGGTTACGGAGATGGTATGCTGGAGGGACAGGGATACTGGCAGGACTCTGGGGAAGATTATCAATTTGATGGACAAGTTCGGGTTACAGGCTGATGAGGTGTATGCTGATGAAGGAGGTCTGGGTTTGCCCATGTGCGATTCGTTGATGGCTGCAGGGTATGACATCCATAGGGTGAACTTCGGTGCTAAACCTTTTGACACAAGATACTCGAACAGGTCTGCCGAGATGTGGCATACTGCTGCTAGGACGATACAGAAGCAGGAAGTTATTTTGCCGGATGATCCTACGTTACATCAGCAGATGGTTACGAGGAGAGCTGAGGTGAGTAGGACGGGCAAGTTGGGAATGGAACCTAAGGACAGGATGAAGTCAAGGGGGCTTGACAGTCCTGACCGAGCTGACGCAGTATTGGGCTGCATAGCGTGTGGAGGTGGGATAGGTGGAACATGGGAACAGTTTAATAATGGTGAAGGAGTATCACTCAACGAGATATTTGAGAGGGCTCAAGCCGAGTATGAGACGGACTCTTTACCGGAAGGAATGTTTGTAGGTTATTAACATTCTCCCACTTTCTCCCAGAGTCTCCCAGAGTCTCCCAACTTCTCCCACAATAGAGAGAATAGAATAGAATAGACAGAGAGAATAATATATGTTTTTTGATGAGCAAATGAGGCCAGTGATCCGTCCTAGAAAGGGAGGGCCTAAGTTTTTGCAGTGCGGGATATGTGATGACGAAAATTGGATAGTAGCAAGAGACGCCTCAACCGGATGGAATATCTGCGAGGAATGTATACAAGGAGCCTTGACAATCGACTATACACTGATAGAACTGGGGCCGTTCTTAGACCTGAGACATCCTAAGCAACATGAATTTAAGGGAGTCAATGACCACTAAAGCTAAGAAGAAAGTCAAGGAAGAGGGTCAATCCCTACAAAGCCCAGACAAGTACGGGCATCTCACCCCCAGCAAGTGGGATATTGCGTCGGGAAAACCTGCACCCTCACTCAGGGGCAGGGGAAGAAACAGGGGAAGGTAATGCCTTTCAAGAGCGAGAAACAACGAAGGTTCCTGCACGCTAACGAGCCAGCAGTAGCTAAGAAGTGGGAGAACGAAACATCAACAAAAGGTAAAAGATATGCCAGTATCAAGAAGAAGGTTCGTAGTCAAAGGAAACAAGAAACTAAAGGACGAGGAGCGGCAAGGTTACGGTGATAGGAAGAGGGAGTCTATTGCGATGCGGGATAGAAAGAAGAGAACCAGCAAGCAGTTGAGGTCGAGTGCGGATGAGTCTTATGGGAAGCACGGAAGTAAGGCTAGAAAGAGCGGCAAGATAAACAGATAATCCATGAGCACAGAGCTTTACGATTTAGTAGCGAACGACATCTCCAGCCGGACACGCTGGGAGGTTCGTCAGGGGTTGTGGTATCAGATGCGTAATGATGGTTTGCGGCGACAAGGGAAACCGTGGCCCAACGCATCTGATGCCCACTTCCCTCTAATCGACACCACGATCAATAAACTGAAACCGGGTTTCTTTCAGCAGTCGATGGGGCTGGATGTGATTGCCACTTTCGTTCCCATGCGAACCCAGCTATCAGGATTCACCACCGCAGCAGAGCAATGGTTCTCATACAAGCTGCACGAGAAAAGCAATTTCGCATCGGAAGCCATGAGCTGGATAGACCATATGCTCATGGGCGGTCATGGCGTAATCAAGGTCTTCTGGAATCCTGACAAGAAGCAGGTCCAGTTTCAGGCCATAGATTCCATGTACATGATCGTCCCCCCGTGGACAAAGGACGTCGAGGGGGCCGACAGGATTTGTCAGGTGATGCCAATGAGTCTGGAGTCCTACAAGCGTGCCGGAATATATAACACAGACAAGTCCACACTGGACAGTATCGTTGGCGGCAAGACTGAGGAGTCCGGCATTCTTAATGACCTGAAGAACAACAAGGAACTTCGGGAGGGGCTAACCTACTCAACCGACAAGGAGCAGG